ATTAATTAGAAGTTCAAGATACAATAATCCATTCCTAATGTTACTTGTAATTCTTGTGCTGCTGCATCTTCATCCCAACTATAATCACCGAAGTTAGCTGTTTTAATAAATGCTCCTTTGATAATCCATTCTGATACAATATCACCTACTGGGCCTAATACATTAATTGTTATGTCTTTTTTATAGAAATCTGAGTAACCATCACGACCTGTTACTGATTCATGATGTAAACGTACCCACTCCATTACTGCTTGAGCACCTGAAGGTGTGATTGGATCAAATAATGTCATTTCAAGGTCTTTCCATTCTGCTCTTCCTTTAATTTTACGATAAACGTTAATATGATTTAATTTAATTTCACCCATTTCAACACTAACTGCGCCAATTTTTTTAATAACATATGAAGGAATTCCATCAACATACATTATAAAGCGATTTTTAACTTTAGGTTCAAATGCTGTGAAAAATATTTCGTTTGGATCTAATACTGCCATTTTATTTTATATTTTTATGTTTGTTATAAATATCTATGTTTTAAAGAATTACGCTGGGAATGATGCACCAGTTGGAGTGATGTTGAAGTCTAGATAGATAAATTCAGCTGTCTTAGTTGGTTGTAAATAAATTTGACCAACTAACTCATTACGATCAATTACATCAGGCGTATTATTTGAATCATCCATAATTACTTTAAACGCGTATAATCCTTGACGTTGTTGAACACTTGTTAAGTATGGATTAACTTGAGCTAAGAAATTATTTCTTGTAGCTACTGTATTTTGTTCAAACACTAAATTATTAGCAACTTGAGTAATATATGATTTAAGAGCGATTAATAAACGTCTTACATTTACACGATCAAGTGCAGATGCTGCTGATTGTAATGTTTTCTGACCGTATACTACTACTCCTGTTCCTGGGAATGTAGCGATTGGATTTACTTTAGCAGCGTATAATGTATTACGTTGACCTTGAGATAATCTTTGTTCTGCTCTTACTACTGTAGATAAACCACCGCGGTTAATACCTGCTGGTGCGAACCATGGTTCAGCTACTGAGTCATTATAAGCATATACTCCACCAATCATTGTTGAAGCTGGTACCCAAACTAATTCACCTGTTGAAGGTTCAATAATTTGTAACCAAGGCCAGTATTCAGCTGCATATGATGTATTACGAGAAGCAGCTGCTGGTACTACATTTGATACTGATGCTCCATAAGCTACTGGGTCAAGTACGTAAATATTATCTCCTCTATCTTGAGTATTTGTAATAATAGTAGATATTTGTTGAGCATAATCAACATCATATAAACCAGGTGTTAGTAAAACATTAAATTGATAATCATCTTTATTTGCTAATAAAGAAATCATATTATCATAATCTGATCCTTCTAAACCTTGAGTATTACTACTATCAATATTTTCATAGAAATTAGCTCCACCAGCTACATCTCCTGATGCTCCACCAAAAGTTCCACTCGCGTTTGTTGGAATATAATCTGTGTAGTTAGCATCTGAGATTTGTCCGTCACTATTTAAATAATTAGGTGTAGTATAGTTTACTTGTTTTACTCTAACATAATTTGATCTGTTAGTGAATGTACCTAAATAAGCAATTTGATTATTAGTTGGATCGTAATATTCGTTCATATCTCCTAGTACTCTAGAGATATAATTAGGTGAATTAGGATCTAGATTTAAATTAGTCCATGTTTCTAAAACTGTAGGTTGAAGAATATTATCATTACCTCTTCTAATTAATAAATTAAATGTTCCGGATGCTGTGTTAGCATTTAAAATCTGCCATCTAATGTTATCTTTAGAACCACTTAATAATACATTATTAGTTGTTTCAGCACTAACACTATTCATAATAACACCTTCTGAGAATGTTTCTAAAACAAACGCAGTTGAAGTTACACTTACAGTAGCACCAGTCATTGTAGCTGCTAAAGTAGGAGCGTTATCACCAATAAAGTTAGTATAAGAAATTGTTGCTCCATTTAAACTTGTATCTCCATCTGATCCAGTTATAGTTAAATCACTTCCAGCGTATGTAGCATTAATTAAACTAGATAATCCTGGGAAGTTATTAACAGCAATTGAAGCCGAAGCTACCCAATTAGATCCAGTATTAAAATAACAGAAAGGTGTTAAAGGAGCAGTTGTATCATAGAATGTGGTTCCACCATATCCAGCAAACCAATATTGATCACTACCTACTTCTACAACAAATCCTTGATAAGCCGATCCAGTTACTGATCCATTAAATGAAACTAAAGCACTAGCAAAATTACCTGGTACTGAAGGTACATCATTAGTAATCGCTGAGCTTGAAGCAGGTTGATATGATCCTGATACTACTCTTGATACTAATAATGAAGTTCCTCCATTAGCAAAATAATTATAAGATGCTATTGAAGTAAAGTAAGTATATGTTTTTTGATTTGTTGAACTACCGCTTGTAAAAGTAGTACCAAATTTATTAACATATTCATTATATGTTGTAGCTACAGTTGGAACTTCAACTGGACCTTTAACTGTGGGTCCAATAATCGCTGCTCCAACTTGAACTGGTCTTCTACTTACAAAAGATGAATCGTTCTCTCTTGCTAAGACACCTGGGGATATTAGTGTTTCTACCATTGTTGTATATTATTTTTATTTTATTTTGTTATAAATATGGTGAAACCTGTTAAAAATATTAGTTAGATATAAACTCTCCTTTATCTAGATCAATAGATCCATCACCATATTTTTGTTGAAGATTTCTGCCTAGAT